ACGGACCGCTGTCGCCTTCGCCTTGCAGGGCGAGCATGTCGCGGAACGGGACGGCGCGCAAGTGCACGCGCGGGGCCTCCGCATTGTCTGGGCTGCCGAGCACAACGGTCGCGGTCTCAAACCCCTCCTCGATGTACCAATCCGGTGTGTCTTCGTACCGGTCGGCTTCACCGACCGCGCGCTTCTGACCACCTGGTCTCTGTTGTTTCTGCGCCATCGTTCACATCCTCACCAAATGAAAAGGGACCGCGCGGCAGCGAACGCGCGTTAACGCGTCCGGCAGAGGCCATCTGTCGGCTGCCACTGCGGTCCCAAATCCATGTTTGTTGGCCTCTGCCTCTACTGCCGGACTATCCTATGCCGCGCCTACCGTGTACGTGATCGCGTACTCAAGGGTAGAGTCGTACTCTGCCTCGAAGTTCAGGGTGAGCATCTGCGTGGCGCTCGGAGCACCTTCCCGCGGGGCTTCCGAGTAGACGATCTTGGGCAATGTGATCTGCACGTCTACCGCGGCGCTCAGGAAGTTCAAGTCCAGACTGCTGGTCGTGAAGTTGCGTAGCTTCGCCGCCTCCGTGTCGTTCTCGTATAGGAGGTTGATGGAGCCCGTAATGACCTGGCGATTCGCGCCGGCGTAGATGATCGTGTTGTCGCTACCGGCCGGTCCAATGGTCAGGTTGTTCGCGACCTGAAGGGAGAACGCGGTGATCGTGCCGACCGCGCTGCCATCGGGCAGCTCCAAGCTATCGCCGTCCTGGAAGATGATGAAGTCCTCGTCCACGTAGCCCGTGGAAACAACGCCTGTTACGCTCGGCACGTCGAACGTCGAGATGATGCTTTCGGCCTTGCCGACGAGCGCCAGGGTTGCCGCAAGCTCGCCGCTGTCCGCTGAGCCCGCAAGCGTAAACGTGTTGACGCGCAAGCCCGTATGGCGGAACGCGGTGACGCCGTCCCGGAACTCGGCGGAGTAGGACTCGGCCTCGTATGTCGCGCCACGTTTGATTCCCCAGTCCAGCAACTGCTCAACGTACCCCAGTTGCAACAGGCACTTGAGTTCGCCGCTGACATCCTTGGTCACGAGCCCGAACGGCCCGCGCCTGTATCCGAAGATGCCAGTCTCCGGATCGTACACGACGTTCTTGCCTTTGACCGTGTACCCATCGCCGAGCACCGGGATGTACAGATACCCGCTGCCGGCCCAAGTACCCCAGTCCGTTTCCTTGTCGAGACGCAGATGTTTCAGTGCACCGGATATTGCTACCATGACCTAGCTCCTGTCCGTCATGCGATCTGACGGGTCCAAGTGAAGTCCAATTCCACGCGGAAACAGAGGATGCCGAAGAAGTCCACCGGCGTCTGTTTTCCGCCCTTGAGGAAGTTCGCCCGGTGCACCAAGCCTCCGAGCGTATGGTCTGCCCGGACGCCAGTCCGGACCTTGTCTCGTATTGCTTCGATCAACTGCCGCTGAGTCTTCTCAGACGTGTCCCCTCGTCCGCGAACGTCTGGACATTCGTCTTCCAATCCTCTGAGAACGGGCCGTGCCCGATGAACCAGACGCAAACTACGTCGCCCTTCGTGGCATCCTTCCCGAACTTCTCAAAGGCCTCCTTGATCGTTTCGGCGCGCGGCTCGGTCGTGTGGACCTGCCCGATGTCGGTCACGGCCTCCACCTGAGTCGCGAGCCAGGTCACCACGTCTTCGTACGCCATCAGCCACCCCCGTTCGCGCGCCGTACGATGCGCGTGACCGCGGCGCTGAACCGACCGTGAATGTAGGCCTGGGCTGACTCAAACGCCTTGCGGAAGATGTGGTGTCCCTGAACACCACGCTTCTTGATCTGGCGGCCGACGATGAACGCGAAGCGCTTTGGCCCCATCTTGCGAATGAACGCGTGGCGCTTGGCCTTATGTTCTGCCCATTCCTCCAGAGCCGCGGGAGGGGGCCACGAACCCGGCTTGACGCCCTCTTCAAACGCTTGGGCATAGGGAACCTGCGAAAACACGCGGCCGACCATATCGCCTCTCGCGACATTCAGGTCTACGGCCCACGACACCGAGGCACGCATACGGCCCGAGGTTGCGGGCATGGCGATCTTGATAGTGCGGACCAGAGTCAGGCAGCACTCGTGCAGGGCACGCCCAACCTCCGTCTGCACCAGTCGCGGGAACCGCAGGGCGAGCGTGCCAAGCTCGCTCAAGTCCGCATCCACTCGGAGGTCAATCATCGGTTCCGCCGTTCGTGGAACAGGAAGTCACGGCCCGTGCCACTGGAGATCGCGCGGGCGTCGAGGTTGAGGGTCATGCAGGCGGGACGGCCCATTTCAGGATCGGTCAGATGCTCCCGATAGGCCGCCTGGTATGCCTTCGCAAGGTCCGCCCACTCCTTCGCGAGCGACCGGAAGTTGATCGAGTCCGCGCTGATGCTGCTGTCCAACTTCTCGCTGTAGCGCGCGCTCATAGCTCGGCACGCACCCGCGCAGGCCAGATTGCAGACCGCGTCGAAGTCGATGTCCGGAATACTGCCCGTGCTCGCGTCGACCGTGTGAACGCCCGTGTAGGTCATGCGCACGGTCTCGCTCGCACCGGGCGTCCGGTCAAGCAGGCGCAAGACAAGCGTGCCAGTAGCGGAACGGTATACCGTCCACTCGCGATCATCCACGATAGACGGCTGCTGGTCGCCGATATCGTTCTCTACCGTGACGACGCGCGAGAAGCCCTCGATGAACGTGGAGGGCATCGCGTAGTCATACGTGTCCGCGCCCGTCCAATCCTTGACCAGCGTGCGCGGTTTGCTGCGGCTGTAGCCCGCTATGGCCTCGTCAATGAACTTGTCGTACCGGTCAGGGCTGGTACTGCCGAGCTGTTCCGCATCGTCCGAAACGCACTTGACGACCTTTGCTTCGTAGTCTGCGAGCAGTTTGCTCATGACACGCCAAAGTGGTAGGATGGTGAGTGCTCAATCACGTACGACAAAAGGCCAAATCGAAGGTCGCAACCGGCTTGGTGTCCGGAAACGGCACCAAAGACAACGTTGTACGTGTCTTGAGCAGCCGTAGTGCGGCCTTTTTTGTTGGACCTCATCATGCTAATCGAGCACCGAACTGGCACATGCCAGCAATGTGGGAAGCAGACCATCGGGAGGTGCAAGTACCGAGCACCGAAGTTCTGCTCACGCTCATGTCAGGACGCCTATCACAGGAAGCGCGGATCGTTCGACGACATGATTGCAGCACAACGGGACCGCGTAGCTTTTGCCTGTCCCGTCTGCGGCAGGCGAGTTGAAAGGAAACGCGGCAATTACCTCAAGACCAAGACTCACTGCTGTTCGCGTTCGTGTAGCGCAAAGCTTCGGACCGGCAAACGGAATCCAAACTACCGCCACGGGAAAGTCATTCGCGCTACGAAAACGTGCCAGCAGTGCGGGGTCATGTTTGAGGGTCTATCCAAGCACAAGTTCTGCTCTCTCAAGTGTGCCTTTCACTCGTTTCGCAAGGCCAAATGGGTCAACTTGACTTGTACCAAATGCGGAAGGCACTATGAGGCCAGACGAGCGAACCGTATCTATCGCAGGCACTTCTACTGTCCCGAATGCTACGAAGCATGGAAAGCCAACATGCCTGGGCGAGACCCAGACCACTGTCACGAAGTTTGGGCAATCGCCGTCAAAAAGAGAGACAACTTCACATGCCAGCTATGCGGCTATCACAGCCAGGAAGGCTTCAACCTTCACGCTCATCACATTGTGCCGTTCAAAGACGACAAGCGGTTGGCGACTCGACTCAGCAATGGTATCACGCTTTGCGTCACATGTCACCAGCTTGAGACAATCGCCAACCGATTGGCGTAAGTCCTTTAGGTGACAAGGCCTGCGTAGCACGGCCTATAGTCGAGGCAAACTGCTCCCCAGGCGAGGCGCACGCGGTACCGGATCGTGTCGGCGGTGAACACCTGCCCGACGGTGACCTGGTCCTGCGTCTCGACCACGGGGGCACTCTGCCCGCCGACGAACGCGACTTCGATGCCGTCCCAGACGTTCGGGTCGGCGAGGAGGTACCAGTTGTTCGCGTCGCTTCGCAGGTAGTGCGAGACGATCACGTTCTCCGGCTTGATGTACCTCGCCACCGTGTTGACGCCGACCGTCGCACTGGACGTGCTGGGGTAGCCGGCCGAGCCCACGGCCTGGAGAGCGGTGTCCTCTAGCTCGATAGGCACGATGAGGAACTTGGGCCGAATGCCCAACGCCTCGCCGGAGGTCGTGTCGGTCTGATTCGCCATCGCCTGGATGGCGGTGACCAGTGCGGCATACGACAGCGCCGTGCTCACGGTGTTGGAACCGTGGTTCGTCGCGTCGTAAATCTGGTACGTGTCGCTCATGGTGTACGCGTTGATCGTGCTCGCCGAGTAGCCCAGGAGCTGATCGAACACGTGTTGGTTGAGCGTCCGGTTCGCGCTGCGGCCGAGGCTCTTGACCTTCCGCTGGATCGCGCCAAGGTCATCCGCGAGAATGGCTTCCCATGTCACGCTCATGATCCCGCCGCGCTTGGCCGGCGCGTAGGTCTCTTCCTCGTCCGACGGGTCGGTCAGAGCCGGGTAGTCCGAGCCTTCGGAGACCGTACTCAGGTCGCCGTAGTCGTATACCCTGATCCGACGCTGAGTCCGGAAATCCTTCAGGGGCGAGCCGGTGCGGGCAATCGAAGCCCACTGGAAGCCGGGCAGCGCCCATTCTTTCTGGAGCAGCCGCGTGACCGAGTCACCGAAGACCTTGTCCCACTGGCTCGTGGTGACGGTCTCACGCAGGGAGCCGCCGAGCGCTTCGCGGAACTGGCTGACGCGAGCGAGGCCGGGGGCCTGGCCCCAGTCGGCGGGACCCATGAACAGTTCGTAGCCTTCGCGCAGGCCCATGGGCTTGATGCCCTTGTAGGCCTCCTCGGTCGCGAGGCTGGGGTCCATGGCGACATCGAACATCTTCTGAATCTTGTCCGCGGGCGCGTCGCCCATCTCCACGCGGCCGGCCTGACCCAGGACTACGGGGGTCGCCTTGCTTTCGCTCATCGTCCCCTGCAGGGTCTCGTACCGGGCAACGATCTTGCGAGCATCGTCCGCGGTCAGGTCTTCGCCGCGTTCCTTGATCTCCTCGCGCAGAGCGTCGAGCACCTGGTCACGGCACTTGGAGCCCGTGACCATGGCGTCGATCTGCTGCCGGACGGATTCCTTGCGGGTTACCTCGGTCTCGGCGCGAGCGGTCTCCAGTTGCTCCTGGAGAGCCTTGATACTCGCGAGCGCGGCCTGGGCCTCAC